CGGCGATATAACGCCGCTGGCGTCCTCCAGACTACAAATAATCTGGCTGACTATACCTGGGAATCTGGTACGGATGAGATCGTCTACACTACTCAACCGAAATCTAACCGATCTAGGTCGAATATGTGCAGGCACACTCAAGAATACTTCACTTATGGGGGTGATCCAGAGTCGTATTACACGGCCATGGAAAAGCCCCCTGTAGGCATCGCTGGTTACTACTGGTTATACCAGGGTCACCATAAGATTGCCTGTGACTCCAAAGATTCCGTAGTCGGAGCTGCAAAGACAGCCCTTGGGAGTTTCTCCCCAGGGCCCAGTTACTTAGCAGCAAACGGTCTTGGTTTTATAAATTCTGCTTGGCAGGATTTACAACCAGACTTAACAGAGCTCAGTATCCCCAATTTCCTTATAGAAATTGATCAGATACAGGATCTGTTTAAACTATGGAAGAAAAATGTTAGTTTAGTTAAGAACGTGGCTGGCTTGCATCTCAATTACAAATTCGGTTGGAAGCCCACTGTGGGCGACCTTGGAAATGTAGTTGACGCGCTTACTAGCTTCAGACTTAAGCTGAAAGCTTTCGAAGACTCTCTTGGCACTTTTGTTCAAAAGTCCAAGAAACTTGTCTCCGAGAGTTCCTCTGTCACAGGTACGGTCGTCTCAGGTGGAAGTACCGCTTATTATAGCGCTACCAAACGCAGGACGGTCGAAGCTTTTATCACTTACGCTCCCCAGCCTTTGGCTGTAATGAGCGGATCTGATAAAGTTCTCCGCGCGATAATTGATTCGCTAGGAGTAGAGCTTAATCCTCGCATCATATGGGACGCTCTTCCATTTACCTTCGTCGTCGATTGGTTCTTCGGCGTTGGTTCGTGGTTGAGTCGTTTCAAAATTGATGCTTTGGAACTACCTGTTTCGCTTGTCGACAGCTGTCTGCAAGTGAAAGACGAGTTATCGGTGGATTGGTATTGGCGTCGGTTTCCTTCCGACGGCCTTTTTTACAATCCTCCTACGAGTGGCGGTTGCATTTATACGTTGAAATATTTTCAGCGTATGCCTATTTTTCCAGATTTCGCAAGCCTTTCGGGGCTTGGCTGGAAGACGCCCTCGTTCAATCAAGCGACTCTTTTAGTTTCGCTTGCTACAGTCCTCAAGGGTAGGTAGTTTTGGAAAACTAGAGAACCTAGGATACTAAGCAATTCTTTTGCCTGTATCTCCAAGATTATCCTTTTGCCTATGACCTTGATGGACCATTCATTGGAGTAATCCAATAAATGTCAACATCCAAACCTCTTTTGAGGGAGGAGATATCTCTATGTCGTTTTCGACACCACAGGCCCTTTCGAAAGATACCGCGACTGATGTAGACACTAACACTTCTAGTTATGTGTTACAAGCAGCCGATGCCGGCAAATCAGCGTTCTCGGTAGCAGGTTTGACCCTGCCCACTGCGAAATTGCTGACGATCTCTCATGAGACCGATTCGAAAGGTAACCAGCGGCACTTAGTGCGTCTCGACAGAACTGAAGTCGATGCGCTCTTGGTGCCGGCGACTGTCTCGGTTTATGCCGTGATAGTTCGACCGCCGAGCACAGCGTTGACAAATGCCATCATCATAGAGGAAGTTAACAAACTTGTTGACTTCCTTGTTGAGGGTGGTGTAAATGCCAACGTAACGGCTCTTCTAAACAACGAGGTGTAAAGCCCGTCGCAGAAGAAAACATAGCGACTTGTTTAGCTGACCATATGGCGGCTAAACTGGATCTTGTGTTGTATGGAGAAGGCGCTAATAGGGATGCTTCTCGGAGACCAACCAATATGATTGGAAGTCTGAAAAGCCTTTGTTCTTTATGGACAAACCTAGCGCAAAACCAACGCTATGGCCCGTACATAGATAGTCGTGATATCACGACCTTCCAGGAGCGGGTAGCAAAAGAGGGACTCTCCTTCTTAACCACTACTCTACCCAGATTGGGTAAAGCTCTAGATCGGTACCACGCAACTTCTGCGTGGGAACCTCCTCTCGGCTTTAGAACCGAGACGAAGTACGCTGCCCGTCAATTGGACATGCTCTCCCATGGTATTATTCAATACTATGGTCAAAGAGAAGTCCCGTTATTTCTGGGCACTGCGATCTATTGTGCTTTGGAAGGAGATTCTGTCGCCGTAGACTGTGTACGGCAATTGTCGTACCTGTTCTATAAACTGGAGGTTGAATATGATCAGAATACCGTTACTGAATTCCTTGCGTCCTTCCGAAAGGTTGACGCTGAGTTGTTCAGCGTTGATGATTGCCTACCTGGTTCTAACCAGCAAGCTATCATCAACAGCATGCGTCTACTTATTGGCAGGGTCTTGTGTAATGCAGACCCTACTAATATTAGACCTCGCCACGGAGGCGGTTCGACCGCCTGCCGAACGAAAAACTGGGATAAGTACCACAGGCTTAGGTATTTTCCTAAGCTTGATGATATTTTCCCTTATTCTGAACATTTCTTTTATTCTCCATCTCATCTTGTCGATGAGTTAGAGAACTTAGAGAATGCACCATATTCGGTCCCTCAAGCACGAGTTTGTCTCGTGCCCAAGGATTCTCGAGGTCCTCGCGTAATCTCATGTGAGCCTGCTGAACTTATGTATATTCAGCAGGGGATCATGTCTTTACTCTACGAAGTCCTCGAAACCAACCCTATTACCCGAGGTCAGGTTAATTTCCTGGACCAAGGCATTAATAAGGATTTGGCACGCTTGGGTTCTATTACAGGAACTCTTGCTACCATTGACTTATCGGAAGCATCCGATCGTGTTAGCCTAGATCTAGTTAGGAGTGTTTTTCCTCCACGCTGGGTCGAAGCTCTCGAAGCTTGTCGCTCCGAGACCACGATTTTGCCGGACGGTAGTATCGTGAAGCTTAACAAGTTCGCCCCTATGGGCAGTTCTTGTTGCTTCCCAGTTGAAGCACTCGTCTTTTGGGCGTGTGCGCAGGCAACAATACGGATACAGAAACCCTCGTTGGCGTCAAAATATGCCACGGGGACGAAGGTATTCGTGTATGGCGATGACATAGTCTTCAACACAGAGTATTTTGAGTTGATTACTATGGGACTCGAATCTATTGGCTTAGTTGTCAATAGAGATAAGAGTTACTTCAAAGGTCCCTTTCGAGAATCTTGCGGTGGTGATTATCATAATGGTTATGATGTCACTCCTGTTCGACTTCGAAAAACCTTTGATCCATCAGCTACCTCTCTTCTCACAAGCGCTGATTTTTGCAATAATTTAATTGCAAAATTCGGTTATGATACTGTGACTTCAATAGTTTCTTTTGTGGAAACTTTGAGTTGCTATCATTTCCCTAGAACCGAGTTAGAGCTTCCTGCTACTATTCGTGTTCCATGGCGCGCATGTAATGATGCTCTTTTCCAGAGGAGGTATAACAAATCTCTTCAAAGATATGAGCATCGTATTCTTTCTCCGTCTAACCGTTTAAGGCGAAGACGTCCCCCTAATTGGGGAGAGCTCCTTAGGAAGGAGCTTACTAGAAAGAATAAAGAGAAGACTGCCGATCGGTACGAGAATCGACTTTCCATAGCCGATTCTTGCGCCGAACCCGGTGAGTACGCGGATCCCCACTCCGTTCATACAAAGTGGGTATGGGCCTGGCTTGGTTAGCTAGACCCGATGGACCGGACAGGGACTAATTACCCTGTCCACCATCCTTG